TGTTGTATTGGATCCAACAACATTTGAACCAGTTGTGTCATTCATGACACGTTATGGTTACATCGAACTAACTAACACTGCATCATCTTTTGGTAATGCTGGTGACTACGTTGGTGAGATTGCTGTTTCCAACTTGTCTTTCTCCTAATCAGAGATTGCACTCAAATCAAAAAGCACCTTCGGGTGCTTTTTTGTTGGCTAAGTATTCGCATGCAAAATGAAGATATCAAAAGTTGGAAAATACGAGTGCTAGACACCAAGAGCGAAAGCTTCTGTGGAGCCAAGTGGTTTAACTCTACCATATGGTTGCGTCCTGGAAGAACTGCCAGTTGTCATCACAATCCAGGTCACAACATAGACCTTGAAGAAATCAAAACTAATCCCAGTGCTATTCACAACACTGCAATCAAAAAAGAAGAACGCAGAATGATGCAACGTGGCGAGAAGCCACTAAACTGTCAGTACTGCTGGACCTATGAAGAACTACATCCTAACAATCTTGGTGACCGGGTGTTCCTTAGCAAACACTCTTCAGAAGAAGATCTACAACGTGCATTTGATGCACCTTGGGATGAGGATATTGACCTTGACTACATTGAAGTTGCATTTGACAGAACATGCCAAATGGCCTGTAGCTACTGCTGGCCTGGTGCTAGCACTACCTGGGTCAAAGACCTAAAGAAAAACGGGCCTTACGTTAATTTGCCTACAGACATTCGCAATCATCACAGCCACGCCAGTTATGATGACGACGGGTTTGACTACGGCTCAGACAACCCTTATATCAATGCGTTCTTCAAGTGGTGGGATCAAAGTCTGCACAAGTCAATCAAGACATTTAAAATCACAGGCGGTGAGCCGTTTATGAGCGGATACCTTTGGGATTTCTTTGACATGCTGGTTGAAGGCAGATTCAAAACAGATGCTAAGATCAGCATCTGCACTAACTTGGGCATACCCACAGAAAAAGTACACAAGTTCTTGGACATTGTGGAAAAAACAGGCCTAAACTTTGAAATCACTACCAGCGGAGAAGCATTTGGTGACAAAGGTACCTACGTGCGTGACGGATTGGAATGGGAAACATTTGTTCGCAACTTTGAATTGATTCGCAACTCGACCTTGATCAAGAATCCTATCTTTATCATGGGCACAGTAAATGCGCCTGCTATCGATGGCTTCTTGGGTTTCTTAAACTGGGTCAAAGAACAAAAAGAAGCTGCCGGCTCTCCGGGTGCTGTGAACTACAGCATTACTCCTGTACGTTTCCCTACCTATCAAAACTTGTTTATCTTGCCCACGGAACTGCGTCAACAATACAGTCAAGAAATTCAAAACTACATGGACAACCCAGACAATCTCAAATGGTTCAATGAGTATGACTTGGTCAACATCAACAGATTCATACACTACGTGGCCACTGCCGAAGTACCGCACAAGGAAGTTAAAATTGGCTGGGCCAAGGACAAAGATTTTGACAAAGAGAATCGCACATTTGATGTTGAAGAACTAAGTCAAGATTTCAAGAGCTTCTTTACACAGTTTGATCAACGGCGTGGAAAAAGTTTTGTTGACACTTATCCACGCCTGGCCAACTGGTACAATAGTCTTTAAACTTTGAACCAGCCCAGATATTGACTAATCTTCTTGGTTACACTGGCCCAGTCGCCCATGGCTGGTTGACGAAACAATCGTGCAGTTGAATACCACGGACTGGAATCGCGATTTAACAACCAACGCCAGTCCACAGCAAACCAGTTGAGCATGATCCATGTGGGACGACCCAGTGCTCCTGCCAAGTGAGCAATGGCAGTATCTACACTGACCACCACATCAAGATTTACTATCAATGCGGCTGTGTCGGCAAAACTTTGAATACTGCCTGGATACATTGTGACACCAGCAGACTCCAAGGTTGCAGTCTCTTCATCAGTTGCATCTATTTGCAAGTTAATCCATTCATACTGTGGATTGGCCTGAATCATTTTTAGCATGTCTTCAAACGGCATGCCCTTGTGGCGGTTTAACCATGCATCTCTACGGCCGCTCCAGCTAAATCCCACACGCATGCGTTTTTTTGGACCTAGTTTTTGTAACCATTGTTGTTGCAATCCAGCATCAGCATTTAGATAATTTATTGGACTAGGCAAGTTCTGTAGTGTAATACCCAGGATACCTGGGATGCTCATGATAGGCACCCAGTAGTCAAAGTCTGACACTGAGTAGTCGTAGCCTGATACACGTTTGATTATAGGACTGCCACTCAGCATTGGTACAAGCCCGTCTGTGACCTGCAGAATAATTTCTGCGCCCATCACGTGCAAGTTGTACAAGAACCGCACAAATTGAATGTTGTCTCCATGTCCTTGCTCGCCTATTACAAGAATAGTTTTTCCCTTGAGATCTTGACCAGTCCATCGAGGCTGTGTAAATTTTGGAAATGTACCAGCCAAGTGTTCGTAGTTAAATCGCACTTCGTACGCAGGCCATCCTTGCGCATAGTTGCCACTCAACAAGTGTGCCACAGCAAGGTTAAACTGTGCTGTAATGTTGTTGGGATCTAGCTGTATGGCTCTAGTTAAAAATGGTATTGCACCCTCTGGTTCGCCCACTTCGCGTAGCACATTGCCGTAGTTGTTGAAGGCGGCAGCACTTTGACGATCTTGACGCATTGCCTCAGCATAGCATTGCAGTGCAGCCTCAGGCTGGTTGTTGGCACGGTATTGATTGCCTTGCTCTATAAGTTGATTGATATCCATCGGGTATTTACACTCCAGTATGGTACTATTTTACATTTTCTATAAATACTTGTCAACACAATACGGTGTTTTATGCTGAGATTAATACCCACAGCGTAGCGGCTAGAACCCGCATCGGGCTTCTATAAGGAGAAAACAAATGGGACGTCCTCTTAAAATACAAAAATTATCTACCGGTTCTGGTAACGGTGGCGCCAGTGTTGGTGTCGATCTTGGTTTTCCTAACTTTGGTAGTGTAACTGATCCAGTTAAAAACTCAGTTGGCAACATGACTGACGCTCAATACTACGGTGTTGTTGGCGGCGCAGCCCCGACTGACACACCCAGCACAACAAATCCACGTGTTGATGTGATTGTAAACATTGCCGCACCATCTGGTTCTGGCCTAGGTGTACACGCTGGTTACATTATCCGTCAAAAAGGTTCACACAAGTATCTAGTTGGCGATTCTAATGCTGCCATTGATCCTGCTAACTTTGTGATTGGTCAGGCATATCAAATCGTGGCTGTGGGCGATACACCATGGAGCACAATTGGTGGCGGTAACAACGTTGCTGTGGGTCAAATTTTCACTGCCACAGCAGCCGCTGGCGCAGGCACAACAGGCACAGCATATCCAGTTGGCGTGTGTGTACTTGACAATGACGTTACTCCGGCAGCTGGTTTAATGGCCATTACCTACACCAACAACGACTCTACTGCTACCCCAATCAGCAAGCTCACTAACAAGTTTGTGCTTGACTGGACTGGTGGTTCAACTTATGCAGCCACTGAAGTTGTTAACGATGTTCGTTATATTGCCAACTTCTTCACAGACGAAGGTACAGCTATCAAGTCTGGTACCACAGGTGGCGCCAACGTTTCTGGACAACAGAACTTGGTTGACCTTGTGATTGTTGACAACGTTACTTCTTAATTGATTTAACCCCAGGATCCCTTCAGCTAATTACTGGGGGGATTTTTTTATGAGCAGAGCATTTGTATTGGGCAACGGTGTAAGTCGACAACAGGTAGATTTAGAAAATTTAAAACATTTTGGTCCTATTTACGGGTGTAATGCCTTGTATAGAGACTTCAAACCCACAGTACTAGTCAGCACAGATCGCCCCATCAGCGAGCGCATACAAGATTCGGGCTATGCACTAGAACACAAATTTTACACTCGCAAACCCACTCCAGGATCAGGCGCACTGCCTGTGCCACAAAAATACTACGGCTACAGTTCGGGCCCAATAGCAGCCAGTATCGCTGCCTTTGACAATGCTGTGATTGTTTACTTGATTGGGTTTGATATGGGTCCAGTTCATACCAAATTTAACAATGTGTATGCTGACACAGAGTTTTACAAAAAAAGTTCAGCACCTCCTACATTTACTGGCAACTGGGTGCGACAGTTAACTACAGTCATGAAAGACTTTCCTAAAATAGCATTTGTGCGTGTGATGGCAGGTACTACAGCCGCTATTCCTGAGTTTGATGCTGTTAAAAACTTCCGAACCATGGATATAGCAGACTTCTTAAACCGCATAAATAACACAAAGGAACTCTAAATGTCTACCTACAAGCGTGTCAGCGGCGATTATACAATTCAAACTCTTGATTCAAATGGTCTTGTGACCTTTGCAGGCCCGGTTGCCAATGCCGCTACCGTTTTTATCAATGGTAATTTGTCAGTTAGCGGAAACGCTACGCTATCAGGTAACATTTCAGGTGACAAGTTATTCAATGGTACATCGTCATTTGAAATCCAAACCCCCAACGGAAATGCCAACGTCACAATTGGCGGCGCTAGTAATGTGGCAGTGTTTACAACTACTGGATTAAATGTTGCTGGTAATATTGCAGCTGGTAATTTGTCCTTGACAGGATCGTTTAGTTTAGCAAGTTTAAGTGCCAGTGGCAACATCACTGGTGGTAATTTAATTTCTAATGGCAATTTGGTTGTAACAAAAGATTCAGGTGTGTCAACTCCTACATTGACATTCTTAGACACTGATACTAGTATACCTGGCAACGGACAAGTAATAGGATCAGTAGAATGGTATACTTCAGACGTGCCAAGAGTGTCCTCGTCTATCAGGGCAATTTCAAGTGGAACAAGTGGTAACACTGATGTTCATATTTTAACCAATCCGGGCAACGTTGGACTTTCTGCCAAAGTTGTTGTATTAACAACTGGTAATGTTGGTATTGCTAACACTGATCCAAATTCAAATTTAGCAGTAGCAGGTAACGTTTATGTCAGCACTACCATAACTGCTGTAGGCAACATCACCGGCGGCAATATCAACACAGCCATTTTGAGTGCTACAGGCAATGTCACTGGTGCAAACTTGATTACTGGTGGATTGCTCACAGTGACCGGCAACATTACAGGCAATAACATTACCACAAGCAGTGTTACAGCCAATGGTGCTATATCAACTACAGGAAACGTGCGTGGTGGTAACTTGCTCAGTGATGCAGCCATTTCAGCCACAGGTGATTTAACTATAGTTGGCTTTGGATCAATTCAAGGCAATGTGATTGGCGGCAATGTTAATTCACTTGGATTGGTGAGCTCAGTTGGAAACGTTGTTGGCGGTAATGTTGTAACTGCAGGCCTAATGACTGCCACAGGCAACATCACAGGCGGCAACATAATCACTGGTGGAGCAGTTAGTGCTGTTGGTAATATCAGCGCAATAGGTAATGTGTTTGGTGGAAATCTATTTGCTGGAGCGGCTGGCGCCGGATATGTTTATGGTAATGCCAGCTTTATGACTGGTATTGGAGCCGCTGCCGCACCTGATCAAATCAATAACGGGCCAACAGTTTTATCCATCGCTACATCTGGCGCAAATATTGATGGTGTTGTAAATGGTGTAAGCGTATTGACCGTTTACACTGGTGGCCAATTAATATCAGGCTTAATCTCTGCCACAGGCAACGTGTCTGGTAGTAATGTCAATGCTTCAGGAAATGTCAGCGCAGTTGGTAACATCAATGCTGGCAATATCTTTACCACAGGCATTGCCAATGTTGGCACATTGATTACTACCAATATCAATGCCAATGCTCTAACATCGGGTACAGTGGCCAGTGATCGACTAAGCGGCAGCTACACAATCAGCATTACAGGTAGTGCTGGTACAGCTGCCACAGTGACCAATGCGGCACAAGGCAACATTACCAGTTTAGGAACACTAACCTCATTAGCAGTCACAGGCAACATCACAGGCGGAAATTTTGGTACTGCAGGCCTGGTCACTGCTACGGGCAATGTAACTGGTGGCAATGTTATCACAGCTGGTGCTGTCAGTGCTGGTGGCGCAGGCATATCATCATCTGGTAACATTCAAGGTGCCAACATCTTGGGTGGTGCTAATGTCAATGCCATTACACACACTGGATCAACAGTTAGTGTGATTGGCAACATCACAGGTGGCAACTTATTTTCTCCAGGAGAAATTTCTGTAGTTGGTAACATTCAAGGTGGCAACATCTTGGGTGTGGCCAATGTTAGTTCTACTACGTTTACTGGATCTACTGTTAATGTCACTGCTAACATTACTGGTGGCAATATTATTACAGGCGGCCTAGTATCAGCAACTGGCAACATCACAGCAGGTAGTAACGTTTCAGGTAGCAATATTAACGGTAGTAATCTTTACAGCGTGGGTATTGTTAGTGCAGCTGGTAACATTACTGGCGGCAACATCTTTACCGCAGGCATTTCCAACGCCACAACTCGAACAGGCGGATCAGTTAGCGTCACTGGCAACATCACAGGTGGCAACGTTAACACAGCTGGTGTGCTACTGGTCAATACTGGCAACACAGCAATTGCTATTGTGAACGGTGCAGCCAACGGAGTTGGCAATATTGGTAGCTCAACAGGCTACTTTAATCGATTGTTTGCCACAGCTACCACAGCACTTTACGCTGACTTGGCTGAGAAATACACAGCCGACGCTGACTATGTGCCAGGCACAGTGGTATCATTTGGTGGAAATAATGAAATTACACTAAGTGCTTGGGATTCAGATCGCAGAGTTGCTGGAGTAGTTAGTACCAATCCCAGCTACTTGATGAATGCTGGATTAGATGCTGAACACGTGGCAGTGGTTGCACTGCAAGGTCGTGTGGCGTGCCGTGTGCAAGGCCCTGTACGTAAAGGTGACATGATGGTATCAGCAGGCAATGGTGCTGCCAGATCAGAAGCAGATCCCAAAACTGGTGCAGTGATTGGCAAAGCCCTCGAAAACTTCAGTGGCGAATCTGGTACAATCGAAGTGGTAGTGGGCAGAATCTAATCTAACGGTATCAACAACCGTATTTTTGCTCAAATCATAGATCTATCTCTTTGGTAAATACAACCAGAGGAATGGATTATTCATGTCGCAACAGATAATTGACGTTGGCGCCGCAGCCAACGATGGAACAGGTGAATCACTGCGTAATGCGTTTACGGCTGTAAACTCAAATTTTACGGAGATTTACACTGCTGGACCTGTTGGCAGCAACATTGCTATTTCGGGCAATGTTATAACCAATACCGCTCTCAACGGCAACATAGTACTCAAGCCCAACGGCATTGGAGTAATACAAGCCAATGCCGCTGTGTTACCCAGCATTGACAATGTATATGATCTGGGCAGTGCCGCACTACGATTTGACACAGTGTATGCTGGTTACTATTATGGTAACGGCGCATTCCTAACAGGCATATCTGGTGGTTCGGGCAATGGACAAGCCATTGTCAACGGCACATCCAATGTGGCAATCACCACAGCCAATGGCAATGTGACTATTGGTATCAATGGCACCGGTAACGTGGTTACTGTGAGCCCGACTTCTCTTTTTGTTAATGGCATAATAGCCACTCCACGCACACTCTCAGGCAACATCACAGTACAAGCCAATGTATCTGCACTGATGGTTAGCCCGTTGACCATACCTAGTGGTAGGTCAATTACTGTACCTGGTACATCGGTATTCAATGTGGTACCATAAATATAGAATTAAAGGACTGAATAAATGGCAATCGAACTAGACGGCACCACAGGCATAAGCGCATCGGGTAATATC